CAAATGGATATGTGGAGTGTGGACTTCTTAAGACCATTCCAAACAACTGATCTTGCAAAGACTGGTGACTCTGACAAGAAGTTACTCTTATGTGAGTACGCTTTATGTGCAAAAGCACCTAATGCAAACTATGGAATATTTAACTTAACTGCATAATTATTTGTAGTCAAAGGACTGGGGGTGTATATTGCACCCCCTTTATCATACAGAGAGGAAAAAATGACAATATTTAGTAATAAAAAACATTCATCAAGACTTTACAAAATTGTGCAAAACTCAAAAAAGATTGAACAAACTGTATCAAGAGGCACAGGCAAAAAACAATCAAAACAGACTTCTGGTGGAGATAGAAAATACGATCCTATGTTAAGCATGAGAAGTAATCAGGGTTTGGAAGTACAAGATACTATTGATATGATGATTGCAAAAGCAATAAAGTAATGGCTAAGAAATTCTCACTTAACGATCCTGACGATCAAGCATCAGTAAAAACAAATCTTATTGTTGATGAAGCTGAGAATAAAATACATATAGAAAACTATCAAGACGAATCTACAGTTAAAGAAATCATTGATGCCAATAAAGTTGCACAGAATGAAGGTGCATATAAAGCAAAAGCCTTTACCCATGAGAAGGGTTATCGTGTAGCAAGATTACCAAACATTGTAGTACACCAACTAGCAAAAAAAGGTATCATAAATTACAATGGCAAAGTGCTTGATAAAACTCGTTTTTTTAGGTGGCTTAACGACTCCGATAATAAACATTTTAGAATTTACACAGGAAACTTATAATGGCATTAGACACATATTCGAATCTTAAAACATCGATTGCAAATTATCTAAATAGAAGCGATCTTACTGCGTTTCTTGGTGATTTTATTTTATTAACAGAGGCTCGTCTAAACAGAGAGCTACGAGTTAGAGAGATGGTCAACACAGATACATCTATCACAACAGTAGCTGGTACACAAAGTTACGCTTTACCTACAGGATATCTAGAGGCCACAACAATTATTTTTCAAAGTGATCCTTTCTGTACTTTAAGGTTTATTAGCAACACAGATTTTTATAACAAATACAATAGTAGCCAAGCCAGAGGTAAACCAACATATTTTACAGTAGTTGGAACAAATATATTATTAGGTGTACCACCTAATAGTGCAACAACATTACAAGTAAATTATTATAAAAAACTCGATACACTTTCAGACAGTAATACAACAAATACAATTTTAACAAACTACCCAGAGTTATATCTTTATGGTGCATTAGCAGAGTCAGCACCATTTATCATGCAAGATGAAAGAATAAATACATGGGGTACTCTATACAAAGAGGCATTAAAAAATGCGAATGAAACATCATCAAGAGGATCTACAACATCATCACCATTACAAATGTCAACCCCTCAGGTGGCATAGATGATAGAGTTTGGTGACTTACAAGCCGATCTACCTAGTTATCAAAACTCAGGTGCATTAGTAGTAGATAATGTTTTACCTTTAGCTAAAGGTTACAAGAGCCTTGCTGGTTTTCAGGCACTTAGTGGTACAGGATTAAGTAATGCAGCAGTAGGATTGTTTACTAGCTTTAGTGCTAGTGGTTCTACAAACTACGCTGGTGATAGGTCAAAACTTTATCAAATGGACTCCTCTCTTGTCTTTCAAGATAAAAGTAAAGCTGGTGGGTATAACAATTCTACAACAGAAAACGCAAGAGACTTTTGGGCATTTACACAATTTGGATCAAACATAATTGCAACCAACTTTGCAGATAATATTCAAAAGTTTACAGAAGGCACAAGTAGTGCATTTAGTGATCTTGTAGCTCTAAAAGCAAAATACATAGCAGTAATCAGAGACTTTGTTGTGGCTGGTTACACTAACGAGTCAGGCACAGTTTACAACCAAAGAGTTAAATGGTCAGGACTAAACGATAGTTCTACATGGACACCTAGTCAGGCAACACAGTCTGGTTTTCAAGATATTGTAGGTAGTCATGGTAACATACAAGCCATTGTAGGTGGTGAGTCTGCTGGTGTTATTTTTATGGAAAAAGCTATCTACAGAATGTCTTATGTAGGTGTTCCATTAGTATTTCAGTTTGACAAAATAGCAGACAATATTGGTGCATTTGCACCTAAGTCTGTAGCTTCTTATGGAAACATGGTTTTCTTTTTAGCACAAGATGGTTTTTACAAACTAACTGGTGGACAACAATTAACACCAATAGGTAATGGTAAAGTAGATAACTTCTTTTTTGATGACTTATCATCTAACCTTGATGGTATTACATCGGCTGTCGATCCTAACAATAGTATTGTTGTATGGTCTTATCGAGGATCAGGAGCTACAGGTACAACCAATAACAAACTCTTGATATACAACTATGCAGTTGATAAATGGAGTACAGGCAGTGGACAGGACTTAGAGTTTATTGCTAGTGCATCACAAGAGGCATTTACTACTTTAGAGAGCCTTGATGTATTAGGTGACTTAGATAATCTTCCAAAATCATTAGACTCATACTTCTACAAAGAAGGTATTGTCGGTCTAGCTGGTTTTAACTCTGCAAACAAGTTTGGAAAGTTTATTGCAAATAGTTTATCAGCTACAGTTGATACGACAGAGTTTGAGGGAGCTAAAGGAAAAAGATCAACACTAATTAATTGCAGACCTATTGTTGATGGAACAACAAACACATCTGTAACAATAACACCAATTACGAGGCAATCACAACTTGACACCACAACAACTGGCGATGCTGTTAGCACTAATGATACTGGCACTTGCCCTTTACGGAGTACATCTAGGTATCATCGGATTAGGGTAAATGTAACAGGTAACTTTAACACCATGTCAGGTGTAGATATAGAAGCGAGACCTGAAGGTGGCAGATAATCAATTTCCTCAAGTACCTTTATCAATACCTGATACAGGACAACATTTACGATTAGTTTCGACATCATTAAACAATACGATCAATGGTAAACTTAACAGTACAGGAACAATAACACTAACTGCTAGTGCTACATCAACGACCTTAACTGATGCTCGTATTAGTGGTAATTCTGTGATACTTTTTATGCCAACGACTGCAAATGGCAGAACAGCATTAAACGGACTTCATGTTTCTGCAAGAGCAGACGGAAGTGCAACTTTAACTCATGCAAGTTCAGGAAACACAGATCAAACATTATCATACTGTGTCATTGGGTAATGTAGTCACTAGAGTTCCTAGTGAAGATGTCGAGTTTATATGGAGTCAAGTAGCTCCATTGTTAGAAAAAGCATTAGACGAAACCTATAGTATTAAAGATATACTGTATGGATTAGCTAATGATCGTATGCAACTATTTATTAGTTGGAATAATAATAGAGTCGAAAGTGCTGTCGTAACTGAGATAGCACAATACCCTCAGTCAAAAGTATTACGATACTTTTTAGCTGGAGGAACAAACCTAGAAAATTGGTTAGAAAGAATACAAAAAGTTATAGAAAAATTTGCAAAGAAAGAAAACTGTACTCACCTTGAAGTCGCTGGGCGAAAAGGTTGGGTAAGAAAATTGAAAGGATTTAGAGTCAAAGCATACTTACTAAATAAGGAAATATAAAATGTCAAAAGGATCATCACCACAAAACGTAACAACTACATCATCTGCTGAACCATCAGAGTTTATTAGACCATACTTAGAACAAGCTATTGATTACAGCCAAGATTTATTTGAGTCTGATTTACCAAACTTTTTCCCAAATAATACCTTTGTAGCTCCAGCCGCTGAAACACAAGCGGCATTAGATTTAGCATCTGCAAGAGCTGTAGCTGGAAATCCGTTACTAAATCAATCACAAAATCTTGCTCAACAAACACTAGCTGGAGACTTCCTATCTCCTACTACTAATCCCTATTCACAAGCATTGTTTAATCAGATGGCTGACGATGTAACTTCTAAGGTACAATCACAGTTTAGTAGAGCTGGTCGTTTAGGATCAGCCGCCAATCAAGAAGTGTTATCTGATTCATTAGGTCGATTAGCTAATCAAGTTTATGGAGATCAATTCAATCGTGAAAGAGCATTACAAGCTCAAACCATGATGACAGCACCACAATTAGGTGAAATGGATTTCAACGATATAAC